ATGGCAAATATAAAGTTTTCACAATTTACAGTAGAAACCGCGAAAGCAGATGTAGATTTTTTAGTAGGTTATTCTGGTCCAGATAACGTACAAATATCACCTACAAATTTATTAGCAGATTATCCAGCTGGTTCTGGAGCTGCAGGTCAAGTAACTTTTTTTAGTGCTGCTTCTACAGTAACTGGAGATAATGATTTTTATTGGGATAATGTAAATAAAAGATTAGGTATTGGAACTACCAGTCCTGATTACAATTTACATGTTAAAAAAGCTAGCACTAACACTTCGATAACGATAGAAGGTAGTACAAATGCAGGTGCTAATTTTTCATCTAAATTAAATTTTTCAAACAAAGGTATATCTGGAAACGATATAGATTTTACTATTGGTTTAAAAAAGACAAATAATCTTGTTTTCATGGGTGATGCTGCTGCTAATGAATTAATGAGAATAGAAGGAAATACCGGTGATGTTGGTATTGGAACTGCTACTCCATCTGCTAAACTACATGTAGACGGAACACTTATTGCAACTGGTGTATCACAACTTGGATCAGGCGGTTCTAATGTATTATTAACATCTTCTAGTGCAGGTGATGTAGGTATAGGAGATAGTAGTCCTACTGCAAAGTTAGTTGTCAACAATGTTGGTACTAAAATGCTAGAATTAAAAAGAAGTGGTAATATTAAATTTAGAGTTTTAGCAGATGCAAATCACGGGCAACTTAACATGTTTAATTCAGGATCTTCAAATACAGTAAGATTGCATACGAGTGGTGATTCATATTTTAATGGTGGTAACGTAGGTATTGGAACTACTAGTCCTACAACTAAACTACATATTGACGAATCAGGAACAACTTCACCTGCTTTATTTATTGATACTGCAAGATATGGAGCTTATATAATTGGTGACGGAACAAGTAATTCTCAATATTTATTAAATTTGCAAAGTAATGGAGGTTCTACTGAAGTTATGAGAGTTCAGTCATCTGGTAACGTAGGTATTGGAACTACTAGTCCTCAAGAAAAGCTAGATATTTCAGGTGGCAGCATAAGGTTAGACGATAATCAAAAAATCACCTGGTCTACCAATGACTCAAATATCGGTAGAGTTAGAATAACAGGTAACGAATCAAATGATTTTTTAACATTTGTTACCGACAATTCTGAAAAAATGCGTATCAACTCTTTAGGTAACGTAGGTATAGGAACTACTAGTCCTGTATCTAAATTAGATGTTGCAGGAAACATACAGGCTACAGGTACAAGATTTATTAATTGTTTATTCGACTCAAATCATTATATGCGACTTGAATCCAACAGTAGTGGAGGTTTATTAAAAGGAGCAGATGGAGGTGTTATAACAACTTTAGTTAGAAGTTATGGTGATTCATATTTTAACGGCGGTAATTTTGGTATTGGAACTAGTAGTCCAGCATCTAAATTAGAAGTTGATGGAGGTGATATTGAAGTAGATGATTCAGCAAGCGGTTTAATATTAAGATCACCTGATGGCACAAGATATAGAGTAACAGTAGCAAATGGAGGTACATTATCAGTATCTGCAGTATAGTAAAAATACAATAATAATAATTTAAAACTAAAACAATGGGACACGGATACACGGGTAATCACCCAAGATACACGATGATTCACGATAGAGAATTAATTTACGATGCAAAAAAACAATTGCACAGAGCAGACAAAGCACTACATGCTTATGATGATAAAAAGCATGCTACTAAAAGTTATGGCGAAAAAAATGAAGCTGTAATGTCTTATAGTAGTGAAGCTGATAAAGCAGCCGCTATGATGCTTCCAGGTAAAATACACCCACTAAGTGATGTTTATGGAAAAGTTAGAAACCTAGAAACATATATGCCAGTTGATAATAGAGCTGCAGCTAAAAAATTAAATAAAGGCGGCAAAAAAATTGATGCAATGGGAGATGGCGATGGTGATGTAGATGCTAATGATTTTGCTATGATTAGAGAAGGCGCTAAGAAAAAAGGATGTAGCTATAAGAGATAATGGCTTTTAAAATAAACCCACCATATCATATTGATAACACGCCGATATATAAAGTTGATTTTAAAGATGGCGCTGTTCACGGTGTTACTTTAAACACAGGGGCAATTGTTATAAATAGACATTTACCTACTGACGTAGAGTCTCAGACTGTTAGTCATGAGATGGTTCATGTAGATCAAATAAAACGCGGTGATTTGTCTTATGATGATAAATATGTTTATTGGCGTGGTAAAAAATATCCAAGATCTAAAATGAAAGAAGGTGATAAAAATCTACCTTGGGAAAAAGAAGCTTATGCAAAACAAAAAAGAATTTAAAGACACAACAGTTGGTAAATTATTATTTGGAGCAGCGTCAGTTGTAAACCCAACTTTAGCTAATGTATTAAAAGGAGTAACATCCCCACAAGAAGCTATAGCTGAGATTACAAAATCTCCTGCGCCAGTTGAAGATAAAATTAAACTTCAACAATTAATATTTGATCAACAGAATAAAGAAATAGAGGCTATTACTTCAAGATGGAAAGCAGACTCAATGTCTGATTCTTGGATGTCTAAAAACGTAAGACCATTAGTTTTAATATGGTGTATTGTTATATTTTCATTTGCTGGAATATTAGATAGCGTAGAAAGTATACCTTTTACGATACATGATAATTGGAACTCAACTTTTGAAAATGTTATGATGGCCGTTGTATTAGCCTATTTTGGAGGACGCACAACAGAAAAAGCAACTAGTATATTTAAAAAGTAAAATACTAATAAAATAAGTGACTATAATTAAGTAAACAATTATTAAAATTAAATAAAAATTAAATTATGAGTGAAGAAATTAAAAAAGTCAAAGAAGAAGATTTAAAAAAGATTCAAGAAAATCAAAAACAAATGGCTCAAGTTATAAATCAAGTTGGCGCTATTGAAGCACAAAAACAAGATTTATTAGCTCAAGTTCCAGTAATTAGAAAAGAAATGGACGAGTTAAAAGCTGAGTTAGAAAAAGAGTATGGTAAAGTAAGTATTAACTTAGTAGATGGTACTTATGAAGAAATTCCAGAAGAAACTCTTAAAAAAGTAGACTAATGTATTCTAATATAAGAAAAATCAGTATTGGTGCTGATTATAAAAATGATGCTATGCATTATTCTATAGGTCAACAGGTTTACGGAGGACATGAAATACACTGTATAATGCTTGATGAATCTGATAGTTCTTATAATATTTATATAAAGAAAAACGATGAGGTATTGCCATGGAAGAAATTTAATTCTAACATGGCTATATCCGTTGAATATGATTTAGAATATTAATGAAAAGTATTCAAAATTTTATTATATCACCGCTTAATAATAGATATGAAAATGAAATTAAAATCGGTGATAAAAAGTTAATTATAAACACTTCAATAGAAGAATTTGAGTTTATAAGTAGATTTGCTAAAGTAATAGCGACACCTACTGCTTATAAAACAGATATAAATATTGGAGATATAGTTGTTGTTCATCATAATATATTTAGACGATGGTATGATCAACAAGGTAGCGAAAGAAACTCTGCTTCTTATTTTAATGAAGACTTATATTTTGCAGCACCTGATCAAATATATTTATATAACAATAATGGTAATTGGAAAACGTTTGGTGATTATTGTTTTATTAAACCAGTTAAAGACAAAGAATTAGTTGGTTTTGTAAAGTATAATAATAAAGAACTAAAAAACAAAGGTATAAACACTGGTGATTTAGTTGGTTATCCACCAAAACGCGAATGGAGATTTTTAATTGATGAAGAACTTTTATATTGTATGAAATCTAAAAATATCTTTGCTAAGTATGAAAACAAAGGAAACGAAGTTGAATATAATCCACGCTGGGCAAAAAGCAGTGGAAGAGTTAATAAAAGTAGCTAAAGAACCTATTGTAGATAGTGACGATGATATATCAGCTGATCGTTTAAAAAACGCTGCTGCTACTAAAAAACTAGCTATATTCGATGCTTTTGAAATACTTAATCGTATACAAGAAGAAAAAGATATGTTAGAAAGCAAACCAAAAGAAACTAAACAAAGTACTTTTAAAGGTTTTGCAGAGGGGAGATCTAAATAATGTATCAGCAAAGTTTATATAAAATATTAAAAGATCATATAAATCCTAAAACTATAAATAGATTTAACAAATCTAAAAAATGGAAATATGGATACAACAAAGAATATGATATTGTTGTAATTGGAAAAGATGGTACTATAGGTGATATATATGAAATACAAAATCTTAAAATAGCTTTACCAAAAGAGAAAGATGTTTATAGATTTAAAAATAATAAATGGACTAAGTTTGATTATCCAAAAGAGTTAAGTAAAATAAAAACTGTTTTTGATTTTAAACAATACCCACAAGAATTTAAAGAAATTTGGTATGATTACATCGATAATGAATTTACTCGTAGGGAAGAGGGTTTTTGGTTTTATAACAAAGATGTTCCTACTTACATTAGTGGTACTCATTACATGTACTTGCAGTGGTCTAAAATCGACGTGGGCGCTCCAAACTTTAGAGAAGCCAACAGATTATTCTTTTTATTCTGGGAGGCTTGTAAAGCCGACGTACGGTCTTACGGGATGTGCTACCTTAAGAACAGACGTTCTGGGTTTTCCTTTATGGCATCCGGAGAGGTTGTCAATTTGGCAACCATATCCTCTGACTCTAGATATGGTATACTATCCAAGTCTGGGCCTGATGCAAAGACCATGTTCACTGATAAGGTGGTACCCATATCAGTCAACTACCCTTTCTTTTTCAAGCCGACGCAGGACGGTATGGACAGGCCAAAGACCGAGCTCGCCTACCGTGTCCCAGCCAGTAAATTTACCAGACGTAAACTTACCAGCGCTGCCGACGAAACCTTACAGGATCTCAAGGGATTGGACACCACAATCGACTGGAAGAACACGGGGGATAACTCCTACGACGGTGAGAAACTCAAGCTCCTCGTTCACGACGAGTCCGGTAAATGGGAGAAGCCAAACAACATCCTCAACAACTGGAGGGTTACGAAGACAACATTAAGATTAGGTAGTAGAATAGTAGGCAAGTGCATGATGGGTTCAACTAGTAATGCGCTTGACAAAGGTGGGGATAACTTTAAAAAATTATATTATGATTCCGATGTTACAAAACGAAACGCCAACGGACAGACTCGTTCGGGATTATATAGTCTGTTCATACCTATGGAATGGAATTACGAAGGATACATTGATTCTTATGGATTACCTGTATTCGAAACACCTAGAACAAAGACAAAAGATCCTGATGGATATGAGATAAACTTAGGTGTAATTGATTATTGGAATAATGAAGTCGAGGGTTTAAAAGGAGATCAAGATGCTTTAAATGAATTTTATAGACAATTTCCAAGAACAGAAAAGCACGCGTTTAGAGATGAGACAAAAGCTTCTTTATTTAATTTAACTAAAATATATCAACAAATAGATTACAATGAAGAGATATTATTAAAATCTCCTCTAGTAACAACTGGTAGTTTTCAATGGGAAAATGGTATACAAGATAGTAGAGTTATATTTGCTCCCCATAAAGATGGTAGATTTAAAATATCTTGGGTTCCACCGTTAAATTTACAAAATAATATTATTGTAAAAAACAATATTAAATATCCAGGTAATGAGCACATGGGTGCTTTTGGTTGTGATAGTTACGATATATCTGGTACCGTAGACAACAAAGGTTCAAAAGGATCTCTACATGGTTTAACAAAATTTAGTATGGAGGATTGTCCTCCTAATCATTTCTTTTTAGAATATATAGCTAGACCACAAACAGCTGATATATTTTTTGAAGATATATTAATGGCTTTAGTATTTTATGGCATGCCATTACTCGCAGAAAATAATAAACCTAGACTTTTATATTATTTAAAACGTAGAGGTTATAGAGGTTATTCAATGAATAGACCTGATAAAGTTTGGAATAAATTATCTACAACTGAAAAAGAAATAGGTGGTATACCAAACTCCAGTGAAGATATAAGACAAGCTCATGCAGCTGCAATTGAATATTACATAGAAACACATGTTGGTGAAAAACCAGAAACATATGGTGATATGTATTTTCAAAGAACGCTAGAAGATTGGGCTAAATTTAATATAAATAACAGAACGAAATATGATGCGTCTATTAGTTCTGGACTTGCTATAATGGCTTGTAATAAAAATAAATACAAACCAGTTGCTGAATTTAAAAGAGAGGTAGTACCTTTAGGATTTAAAAAATATAGTAACTCTGGTTATACTTCAAAAATTATACAATAAATGCAAAGTGTTGACACTAATTATTTAAGTGGCTTTCCTAGTCAGGTAGTACCTGTTGAAGAAAAGAACACATACGAATACGGCTTGAAAGTAGCTAGAGCTATTGAAAACGAGTGGTTTAGTAATAATAGATATGGAAGCGGTAGCGTAAGATATGGCTTGTATAAAACTAATTATGCTGAATACCACAATAGAAGATTATATGCTAGAGGTGAGCAATCAATACAAAAATATAAAGATGAATTAGCTATTAACGGTGATTTATCTTATTTAAACTTAGACTGGAAACCTGTTCCAATTATTTCTAAATTTGTAGATATAGTTGTAAACGGTTTAGCTGATAGAGATTACGATATAAAGGCTTATTCACAAGATCCAGACTCGGTACAAAAAAGAACTAACTATGCCAATGCTTTAATGAGAGATATTCAAACTAGAGAATATCTACAAAAAGCTCAACAAGTATTAGGCATGGATTTATATTCAACTGAAAACAAAGATAATCTACCAGAAAACGAAGAAGAATTGTCTTTACATATGCAGCTTGATTATAAACAAAGTATAGAGATAGCAGAAGAAGAAGCTATATCAAATGTATTAGCTCAAAATAAATTTCACGAAACTAAAAAAAGAATATTACATGATTTAGTAATACTTGGTATTGGAGCTGTTAAAACTAATTTTAATCCTGCAAATGGAGTAACTGTTGAGTATGTTGATCCTGCTAATTTAGTTTACTCATATACAACTGATCCTAATTTTGAAGATTTATATTATGTAGGTGAAGTTAAAATGATTAGTATATCGGAGCTTAAAAAACAGTTTCCATATTTAACAGACGCTCAAATGAAACAAATTGAAAAGTTTCCAGGTGAGCAAAATTATTTAAGAAACTACAATGAAGCTCCTGATGTAGTTGCTGTAATGTTTTTTGAATATAAAACTTATATTGACCAAGTATTTAAAATTAAAAAGACAGATCAAGGATTAGAAAAAGCTTTAGACAAACCAGACACGTTTAATCCAGAGCCAAACGATAAATTTGATAGAGTTGCTAGATCTATAGAAGTATTATATACTGGTGCTAAAGTTTTAGGTATAAATGAAATGATAAAGTGGGAGATGTCTGAGAATATGTCTAGACCTTTTGCTGATTCAACAAAAGTTAGAATGAATTATTCTATTTGTGCACCACGTATGTATCACGGTAGAATAGAATCAATGGTTAGCAGAATAACTGGATTTGCTGATATGATTCAATTAACGCATTTAAAACTACAACAAGTTATATCTCGTATGGTACCAGATGGAGTATACGTAGATGTAGATGGTTTAGCTGAAGTTGATTTAGGTAATGGAACTAATTATAATCCATCAGAAGCTTTAAACATGTATTTCCAAACTGGTAGTATTGTTGGTAGAAGTTTAACGCAAGATGGTGATCCTAATAGAGGTAAAGTTCCAATACAAGAATTAAGAACTTCAAATGGTGGCGCCAAACTACAAAGCCTTATACAGACTTATCAGTACTATTTACAGATGATAAGAGACGTGACGGGATTAAATGAAGCTAGAGATGCTAGTACACCAGATCCAGACGCACTCGTAGGATTACAGAAACTAGCCGCTTACAACTCTAATGTAGCAACTAGACACATATTGCAAGCTTCGTTATATTTAGCCGTTAGAACTGCAGAAAATATATCACTAAGAATAGCTGATTGTTTTGATTATGAACTATTATCTGAGTCATTAAAACAGTCTATAAGTAATTTTAATGTTGGTACGTTAGATGAAATACAAAGCTTAAACTTATTTGATTTTGGTATCTATTTAGAACTAGAGCCTGATGAAGAAGAAAAAGCAATGTTAGAAAGAAGTATACAAATAGCTTTACAAAGTGGTGGTATTAATTTAGAAGATGCTATTGATATTAGAGAAATAAATAATATTAAACTAGCAAACCAGTTATTAAAACTAAAACGTAAACAAAAGCAAGCTCAAGAACAGCAGCAGCAACAAGCTAATATACAAGCTCAAGCAGCGGCTAACGCACAAAGTGCAGAGCAAGCAGCATTATACGAAGTACAAAAACAAGAAGCTATTGCGCAAACACAACTGCAAATTGAACAAGGTAAATCTAATTTTGAAATACAAAAACTAGAAAAAGAAGCTCAAATTAAAAAAGAATTAATGGAGCAAGAGTTTCAATATCAGTTACGTTTAGCTGAAATGCAAGCAGCTGTTAAAAGAGAAAAAGAAAAAGAAATAGAAGATCGTAAAGATCAACGAACTAGAATACAAGCTACGCAGCAATCAGAAATGATTTCACAAAGAAAAAATGATTCTTTACCTGTAGATTTTGAATCACAAAATGATACATTAGGTGGTTTTGAATTAGAGCAGTTTGCGTAGTATTTTTTATTAATTTTATATTATTTTATTATGGCTAAAGACAAAGACACTGGATCTTTAAAGATCAAGAAAAAATCTATTAAGCAGCAGGTTACTAAAGATGAACCAGCTAAAGTAGATTTAACAAAAAAAATAGAAGAAACAGTTGAGCCAACTGTTGAAGCTAAAGTAGATTTAACACAAGTAAAACAAGAAGAAGATGCCGTTCAAGAGCAAAGCACAGATGACAGCGATGCTACTATCGGACAACCCGAAGACAGTAGCGACAGCGAAAAAGTGGTTGAAGAAGTACGGGCCACCGAAGAGGAAAAAGTAGAAGAAGTTACGCCTTTAAAAGAAGTAACTGAAGAAGAAGAAGTGGTTGCTCCAAAATTAGAACAACAACCACCTCAACAACAACTTCCAGAAAACATTGAAAAATTAGTAAAGTTTATGGAAGAAACAAATGGAACTATTGAAGACTATGTTAGATTAAATGCTGATTATAGTACAGTAGATACAAATGTTTTACTAAAAGAATACTACAAACAAAGTAAACCACATCTTAATGATGAGGAAATAAATTTTATCATGGAGGAAAATTTCCAATATGATGAAGATGTTGATGAAGAGCGAGACATCAAAAGAAAAAAACTCGCTTACAAAGAAGAGGTTGCTAAAGCCAAAAGCTTTTTAGATGATGTTAAAAATAAGTATTATGATCAGGTAAGATTAAGACCTGGTGTTACTGAAGAACAACAAAAAGCTATTGACTTTTTTAACCGCTATCAAAAAAATCAGGAAGTTGCTTTACAACAACATGAAGATTTTAAACAAAAAACGTCTAGTTTATTTACTAATGAATTCAAAGGTTTTGATTTCAAAGTTGGTGAAAAGAAATTTAGATACGGTGTTAAAAATCCAAATGAAGTTGCAAAGGCTCAGAGTAATTTACAGGACTTTGTTCAGAAGTTCTTGGACGATAAGGGCAATGTAAAAGATACTCAAGGTTATCATAAAGCAATATTTGCTGCTAGAAACGCGGACACTATAGCGCAGCATTTTTATGAGCAAGGTAAAGCCGATGCTGTTAAAGATGTTGTTAATAAATCTAAAAATGTATCAACCGAGGCGCGTACGTCTCCAAGCAATGATGTATTTGTAGGTGGAATTAAAGTTCGTGCGATTAGTGGCTCTGATGTTAGTAAATTAAAAATTAGAAAACGATAATTTAAAAACAATTAATTATGCCCTTAAATCCACAATTTGGTACGTTAAACCCGTCGCAGATTCAACAAATCACGTCGGATAACTACCTTAGTTTTACAGATGGTGCTAACGATTTTGCTCAGCAGTACCTACCTGAAATCTATGAGGCTGAAGTAGAGAGATATGGAAATAGAACTCTAGGAGGTTTCATTAGAATGGTCGGCGCTGAAATGCCGATGACTTCTGACCAAGTAGTTTGGTCTGAACAAAATAGATTACATATATCTTACGATACTGTACAGCCATTAGGTGCTGCAGGAAACGTATTAGATTTATTTGTTGTTCCAACAGCAGGACTTACTAACGTAATTACTCCAGGTATGACTGTAGTAATTTTACCTAAGTCTGGTGGTGATTCAATCAAAGCTTATGTTGCTGACTCTGGTATTGTTGCTGGATCTGCACTTAACGCTAATGAAATCCAAGTTTTCCCATATCAGGAAACTTCTGCTGGTAACGGACAAATTCCAGCTGATGCAGTAGGATATAAAGTATTCGTTTATGGTTCTGAATATCCAAAAGGAAGTTCAGGAGTATTAGAAAATGTTGAGCCTTCTTTTACTCAGTTCTCTAACAAACCAGTTATTATTAGAGATAGATACGTTGTATCTGGATCTGATACTGCACAAATTGGTTGGGTTGAAGTAACTACAGAAGACGGTGCAACTGGATACTTATGGTATCTAAAAGCTGAATCAGAAACAAGATTAAGATTTGAAGATTACTTAGAAATGGTAATGGTTGAAGGTGAAGACGCTGCTGTTGATGCAGGTTCTGCGAACTTATTCCATACTCAAGCGCAAGCTGGTATTGTTGATTTCAACGCTAACAACGCTGCTATTCTAGGTACTGAAGGTTTATTCTCTGCTATTGAAAACAGAGGTAATGTATTCTCTGCTTTTGCTGGTGCGTTAGTAGACTTTGATGCTATTCTTGAGAATTTAGATAGCCAAGGAGCTATTGAAGAAAATATGTTATTCTTAGACAGAGCTACTGAGCTTGATATTGATAACATGCTTGCTTCACAAAACTCTTATGGTATCGGTGGTACATCTTACGGTGTATTTGAAAATTCTGAAGAAATGGCTCTTAATTTACAGTTCTCAGGATTTAGAAGAGGATCTTACGATTTCTATAAGACAAGCTGGAAATACTTAAACGATGCTTCTACAAGAGGTGGTTCTAGTAACTTTACTACTGGAGATGACATCGAAGGAGTATTAATTCCTGCTGGTACTTCAACTGTTTATGACCAAATTCTTGGTACAAACATTAGAAGACCTTTCTTACACGTAAGATATAGAGCTTCTCAAACTGATGACAGAAGAATGAAATCATGGATCACTGGTTCTGTCGGTGGTGCTTTCACTTCTGATCTTGATGCGATGGAAGTTCACTTCTTATCTGAAAGATGTCTATGTGTACAAGGTGCTAACAACTTTGTATTAATGACAGCTTAATACTTTTATAAGGTAAGGGCGCTTCGGCGCCCATATACCTTTAACTTATTTAATTATATTATATCATGACAAAAAAGAAAAAAGAAAAAGAGGTTGTTGTTGACAACTCTTGGGAAATAAAAGATAGACAATATTATTTGTTAGGTGGTAAAGAACCACTAACATATACACTATCTTCAAGACATACACAAAGATACCCTTTACTTTGGTTTGATGAAGAAAAGAAAGAGCAAAGAGCTTTAAGATACGCAACAAATCAAGCATCACCATTTGTTGATGAGCAAAAAGGAGAAGTAACATTAAAACATATTCAATTTAAAGACGGTGTTTTAAATGTTCCAAAACAATATCAAGCTTTACAAAAACTATTATCATTATATCACCCAGCATTAAATAAAAAATATGCTGAAAGAAAACCTGTTCAGGTTGCTACTAATGAAGTAGAAGAAATAGAGTTTGAAATAGACGCGCTTAACGTTGCTAGAGGTATGGATATTGATTTAGCTGAAGCAATATTAAGAGTTGAAAAAGGAACAAAGGTATCTGAGTTAAGCACAAAAGAACTTAAAAGAGATATATTAGTTTTTGCTAAGAAAAATCCTAAGCTTTTTATTAAACTAGCGGCAGATGAAAATATACAACTTAGAAATATAGCTATTAAAGCTGTTGAGCAAGGTATATTAATGTTGGCTAATAAAAACAAAGATTTTGTTTGGGCTGAAACTAAAGAACAAATAATGAAAGTTCCTTTTGGAGAAAATCCATATAGCGCTTTTGCTAGTTTCTTACAAACTGACGAAGGTATTATGGTTTTAAAATCTATTGAAAAGAAACTATACTAGTAAATAATAAGGCGGGTTCGCCCGCCTTTTATTATAATAAAAATATACTATGGCTATAAACGTAAACACTGTATACAGAACCGTGTTGTCAATTTTAAATAAAGAACAACGTGGCTATATGACGCCTGATGAATTTAATAAAACGGCTACACAAGTACAGTTAGATATATTTGAAAAATACTTTGATGATTTAAATCAACAGTTACGCGTGGCGCAAACAGATACTGATTATGCGGACAGGCAAATGAATATAGACGAAAAAATAGCTATATTTAAAACCTTTGGAACTTGTACTTATGTGCCAGGCCAGGGGTATTTTGATTTACCTACAACAGACTTTTACGGAACTACACCCGAGTTTTATAGACTTGGAACTGTTGTATACAATGACGACGTAGAACTACAAAGACTAGATAGACAAGATTTTTACTATGCTGAAAAATCTAAACTAACTAGAGCGTCAATTACATTTCCAACTTACTTATATGAAAACGAAAGAGTATTCGTTAGACCTACTAGTATACAAACTGGTATAACAGCTAACTATGTGCGCAAGCCTAATGATGTTAGATGGGGTTATCAAATTGGTGGCCAAGGTCAGTATGTATATGATCCATCAGCATATAATGAAACTACAAACCCTACTGGTTCTGTACAGTTTGAGCTTCACCCATCTGAACAAAGTGAAGTTATAATAAAAATATTAATGTACGCGGGTATTATAATTAGAGATCCGCAAATAGTACAAGCTGCAGCTCAAGAAGCGGCAATGAATGAGCAAAACGAAAAAATATAATAAATGACGTTAATATCTGAAAACAATAGACAGTATTACGCAGGAACTCAAACGTTCATAGCAGATGGTGTTAACTTTGATTTTACCACTACATTTAACACTGATTTAGTTTTTGCAACAGCTAATCCAACAAATGTTAATTGGCCTACAAATAATTTTTATTTAGAGGTTAGTATTGATGGCGGCTTAACATATACACCGTTATATAATACGTATACAGTCTCTGGTAACACAGTTACTGTTACAGCTGGATTAGCCGCTGGTAATTATTTAAAAGTACAGTTAACAGAAAATACTGTTTGGAATAATTACGGTGGTTATTCATATACTAGTTTAGCAGATGTTATAACTAATTATATGATAGCTTATGTAGGCGCTGGTAAATTAATACCAAGCGTAAAAAGAACAGATGTTATATTTCATGCTAAACGCGGTTTACAAGAGTTTAGCTATGATACATTAAAAAGTATTAAGTCTCAAGAATTAGAAATACCACCCAGCCTATCTTTAGTAATACCTCAAGATTATGTTAACTATGTTAGACTAGCATGGAAAGATCACTTAGGAGTATTACATACTATACAACCAAATAACGGGTTAACAACAAATCCATATCAAAGTTTAGCGCAAGATCAAGATGGCTTGCCAATACAAGATGCTTTAAATGAAAACCTAGAAACAACATCATTAACAACTAGAGCTTGGAAACAAGCTAACACTAGATTAATAACTGGTTGGGACGGTAATTATTGGAGTTATTATTCAGATTATTTTGCAGCTGATTATCCTTTATATTGGAATATAGTAGCTGGTCAAAGATATGGTTTAAACCCACAAACAAGTCAAATAAATGGTTGGTTTGGTATTGATGAAAGACAAGGTAAGTTTACTTTTTCTAGTAATTTAGCTGGTAGATGCATTGTAATAGAATATGTTTCTGATGGTCTTGCTTATGATTTAGATACTAGAGTACCTAAAATGGCTGAAGATGCTTTATACGCGTATATAAATTACAATATACTAGCGTCTCGAGTTCGTATACCAGAATATATTGTACAAAGATATAGAAAAGAAAAGAGTGCTAAACTTAGAAATGCTAAAATTAGATTATCTAATATTAAGTTAGATGAAATAGTACAGGTTATGCGTGGTAAATCTAAATGGATTAAACACTAAAATTAAATGGCAGAAATAAAAAATACTTTTCTAAAGTCCAAGATGAACAAGGACTTAGACGAAAGATTATTACCCAACGGAGAATATCGTGACGCGCAAAATATAGCTATATCAAAGTCAGAAGATAGTAATGTTGGAGCTGCTGAAAATATACAAGGAACACGACTTGTTTTAAATGGTGACATTGGATTACAAATGTCTGCTGTATTAGGTGTTGGTGGTCAATACTTAAAAGCTTGTGGTCAGTATGTAGATGAAGTAAATAGTAAATTGTATTTGTTTTTAACTAACAATACACTTAGTAATTTAAATTATCAAACTGGTTTAAATGTTAATCATGCTATTGTTAGATATGATTTTGCAACTGGTGATATATTTATTTATTCTGCTGGTAAGTTTTTAAATTTTTCTTATGCTTGGAAAATTAGAAGTGTAAATCTAATAGAAGACTTATTGTTTTTTACAGATAATAGAAACCAACCAAGAGTAATAAGTGTTAGAGATGAGTTTGCTACACCTATTGATAGGTTTACTAGTATTGCTGATTTAGCTTATACAACAGAAGATCACGTAACTGTTTGTAAATATGCGCCTCATAAAGCGATAGATGTGTATAAGGAAACAGCGCCAGGTGTTTTTGAAACAACAATGACAGATGCTCTTACTCCAAATTTACCAGTTATTGTAGAAGCCACAACAGCTTTTACCCCAGCTGCTGGGGCTATAATAAACGTAAATCTTACGCTGCCTCCTTTTATAGCGCCTTTTTCTCTTCCAATAAATGATTTAAAAGATTTACAAATATGGACTAGTGATGGTCAAATAACTCAAACAGATAATGCTTATGTTGTTCTTGCTGGTATTCCAGACGGTTTAGCGGCAAATGAAATACAAGTTGCCTATAGAGCTGGTGGTGCTCCAACACTTAGGTTTCCATTAGGAGTTGGATTATATTTTGGTCCTCAAAATCCTAACTTTGTAAACAATGCTGGAGTATCTACATATGCTGGTGATGGAGAATTTTTAAAAGATAAATTTGTAAGATTTAGTTATAGGTTTAAGTTTTTAAATGGCGAGTTTTCTGTAATGGCACCGTTTACCCAACCTTGTTTTATACCTGAAAATTTTGGATATTTTGTAGAAAACAGTGAAGAAGCAACTTATGAAAGCACTGTTGTTAACTTTATGCAAAATCAAGTTAATAAAATTTTGCTGCAAATACCTATGCCGGATGATATTGATGGAACGCAATTAAATGCTGATGAAATAAGAGAAAAATTAAAAGTATCTGAAATAGAGATATTGTATAAAGAGTCTGATAGTTTAGCGGTTCAAGTAGTTGAAACAATTGACTCGAGTGATTTAAATACTGCTGGTGCAGTTACTACTTATGAATATGAATATCAATCAACAGAGCCTTTTAAAACATTACCAGAAGCACAAACAACTAGAGTGTATGACAAAGTACCAGTTAAATCACATGGTCAAGAAATAATAAGTAATAGAGTTGTATATAGTAATTTTCAAAACAAGCATACACCACCTGAAGCTTTAGATTATAATGTTGGTGTGTCAGCTAAGTTCGACGCTTCAACTATTGCAGCTACTAATAATTTAGGTGATTATGCTTTTTATGGTTATCCAAATCATACATTAAAACAAAACAGAACTTATCAAGTAGGTATTGTATTATCAGATAGATACGGTAGAACTTCAACTGTTTTATTATCAAACAATCAAAGCTTTGTTACAGCGAGTGGAACTAATTTTGGCGGCGATACAATTAATTGGCCTTATAGAGATAGCTTTGACAACTTTACTGGTTCAGATAATTTATTGTATTGGCCTGGTGATAGTTTAAAAGTTTATTTTAATAACTTAATTAGTTCAACTAAAAATGAACAAACAGGTACTCCCGGTTTATATAATGGAGATCCATTATCAATTAATTATAATCCACTTGGTTGGTATACTTGGAAAATAGTTGTTAAACAAAAAGAACAAGAATACTATAATGTTTATTTACCAGGTATAATTAACGGACATCCTTTTGAAGCTCCTCAATTTAGCACAAACAATGAGGAGGGTGAAATAGCTCACGCAGTATTATTTAATGATAATATAAATAAAGTACCTAGAGACTTAAGTGAAGTTGGTCCTGATCAAACACAATATAGAAGTAGTGTTAGAATGTGGGGTAGAGTAACACCTCAAATATATGTAAATAATGATCCAAGTTCTGGTTTTACAGATATTCCTTATTACAATTCACAGTATTATCCTTTGATACCAGCGGATACAGTTTCAGCAATTGCTAAATTAAACGAATTATTTCAGACAAAAAAGACAGGTGGATCTGCAGTAGTTTTTAAAGATATTTATGAAGAAGAAAGCAATCCTCTTGTTGGAAGAATTATAACTAGAAAACCAATAGGTTCAATTGGTGATAATCCACCAGGTAATCTATATCCGTTTTGGTTAAGTGTATATGAAACAGCTCCAACAGAATCAAGATTAGAAATATTTTGGGAGACATCTACATCTGGTAGAGTTAAAGATTTAAATACTGCTATTGAAAATAGTTTACCAGCAGGTTCACCTTCTACATTAGAAAATTTAACAGGAGCTAGTAATATAAACTTTAAAGAAGACAGAGACTATACAGATCCAGCAACTGTATATACGGATGGTACTGGACCAATTATAACAAATGACTTTTTTCCTGAAGATGCTGGTGGTGCAACTATAAACGATGCTGTGTCTATGACTATGGTTGTTGTAGATGGTGACGGCACAGATGTAACTTCTAAATTTAATTTAGTTAGAACAGCTGGTACTGGCAATGGAGGACCAGCAACAACACCTAATGGTTTTGCTAACCCTGTATATGATACATTTACTATACAAATAGCGGATTATTTTGTTTACTTAGAAAACTCTAATTTAAGAACTTTTCAAGCAACGTTTGATATTACAAACACAGTAACAGGTGTTACTACTTTTGGAATAAGCAGTCCATTTGAATTTTCATTAGATAATGAAGTGCCAACAGCAACTCTATTAGTACCAACACATTGGAATTATAATGAGTTTGTTCAGTATGGCGGAGGCGGACCAGCTAACAACCCAGTAATATCAGCTGTAAACGGAACAGCAGCGCCTAGTCCTATAGATGTTTTACAACTAGTGTATGATATAAGCAGTCAAACTCAATATGGAACTCCAGTTAATATATTTAGCATAGACCCTGGAACTGGTGAAATTAGTCAAAATCCAGGTACTATAATGTCTGGACCGTACAATATACAATTTGCTATTACTGATGCCAATGGCATTGGATCAACTACCACGTTAACTGTTGATTGGACTTTTGGTGAGTTACAAGTTAATTGCAATATGATTCAAGCTGATTTAACAACTGCGCCTTTTCTACAAGGATCAGATGTAGGTGGTGTATTTTGGTCTAATAAAACAGGTACAACTTTACCTGTTGATTACAATAATAACCCACCAGCTGGTTTTACTGATTGGGTTAACAATGTGCCTGCGCCTCAAGATCCTGTTAATATATCAACTATTAATACACCTGGATGTTTAGGTCAAACAAGATCAGCTAAATCTTACAACGCGTCTTATGGTCCTAGCTGGTGTTCACTATCACCACAAGGTTTAATGCAAGGTAAGTGGTATGTTACTATTAGATTTACACAGTTAATAAACGGTTACGACGCGACGCTACCTGCAACTGTAGATGCTTTCTTTAAACTAGCAATACAACAAAGATCAGAACCAGCTATTGCTGGACCATGGAACGACGCTGTTGATTTAGAAGGTATAAATGTTAATAGTGAATTTAATAGAGGAGAGTGGTTAATTAATTATCCAGGTGGTGTAAACCCATATAGTTTTGCAATACAAAATGGTACATTAAGAAATACAACTGGAGTTACTCCTACTTATCCTACACCTTACGCTGATGAAATGAAAATTATAGCGGATCGACCACAGTCTCCAACTAGTACTCAATTAGTTTTAGATGTAACAAGAACATTTGTGTTTGATGGAGACAATCCAGCGACTAGAGGTGGATATAGAGTTATGGCCAATACACTAAGAGGTGATTTAACAAGATATGATTCTTGCTCAGCTAGTTACGCTGATGATAGTCAGGTTACAATGAGTGTAATATATGGTGATTTTAATTACCCAAATGGAGCTACAGAAATAGCTTGGCAATATTCTGTATCTCAAGTAGCAGAAATAGATGAACAGTCAGCGCAAAATACAAGTAGTCCTTTTGTAAATGTATACGCAAGAGAACCTATATTTAGATATGTAACAGAGTTTTATTTAGATGCTAATTTAACAACACCTTGGACACCAACTCAAACAGGTGCCAACACTTGGCACGCGTATAAAAGAAGATCAGGAGCTGGAACACCAGGTCTTTATCCAAACCCGTTTGGAGATGATAGAGCGGCAATAAGTAATGCAACAGTTTCAAGTACGCAAAATGATAGAAGATGGATTGGTCAGTTTAATGCAACAGGCGGTAAAGTAGGTAGATCATATCCAACAGTAAATTAGATAAAATATAAGTGATTATAAATTATGGCTATAGCAGTAGAAGTAAATTACTTTAATTCCTTTTGGTTAAAAAGAGTGGCAGATCAAAACGCTAGTGCTACAATTGGATCTGGATCAAGAGGCGGCAACGTATTTCCAGGTATAATTGATACACCAGCTTTTCCATATTATGCTAATACAACAACTAATATAATAGAATTATATGACTGGTATGTTGAAGAGGCTAGAATTAGAGGAGGATATAATAATACTAATGTAGACTATGGGGTTAAAGCTTACTTAGAAGAAGAATATCCTCGGTCAGCAATTAGGTTTAACTCTATGATTTATAGCGGTATATACAATGCTAGAACAGGTGTTAATAATACTAATCAATTTCCAGTTGGTGAAGAAATTATAAGAAGCGTAGATCCTAAACATGGTAGTATACAAAAGTTGTACGCTGAAGATACCAACTTAATTATATTCCAAGAGGCTAAAGTTAATAGAGCTTTAATTGATAAAGATGCTATTTACTCTGCAGAAGGAGGTGGAACAGTTACTTCTTCTAATGTTGTTATAGGTCAAATAGTTCCTTACGCTGGTGAGTATGGTATAAGTAAAAATCCAGAAAGCTTTGCAGTGTATGGATTTAGAAAATATTTTACAGATAAAAATAAAGGATCTGTACTTAGATTATCTCACGATGGTATTACAGAAATATCAAGATATGGTATGACTGATTATTTTAGAGATCAATTTAACTTAGTAGACAACGGTGTTGAAACAGGTGAGTTGATTGGTGCTTGGGATAATTATACAAAACAATATACATTATCTATTAAACCATGGGATATGAGTTTTGATAATCAAAACTTTAATACTCTGGCTTTTGATGAGAGTGTACTTGGTTGGCCAACCTTCTATACGTATAATCCTGAGTTTATGTTTAGTGTGAATGGTAATTTTTATTCAATACCTAATCAATACGTAAGTGATCCTAATTATACTAGAGCAGATGGTAATATATATCAGCATTATGTAGAAGGAAATGGAACAAATAGAAATACTTATTATGGTAATTATAGTGACTCAAGTATTACGTTTGTGTTAAACCCTAATCCTTCAACACAAAAAGTATTTAAAACTATTAGTTATGAAGGTAACAATGGTTGGCAAGTAGATTCTATAACTTCAGATGTAACAGGTTTAGATTTAATTAACGCTGTTTGGCAAACCACAAATGATCAGTCAGCTCAAATATTAAGTTATAACGAAGGCGCTTATACAGAAGACAACATACAGTATCACGCTGGGTTTACTAGAAAAGAAAATAAATACGTAGCTAATTTAATTAACAATTCGCCTGTGGCAGAAGGTGAAGTTATATTTGGAGTTGATATTAGCGGTATAAAAGGTTATGTAGCAACAGTTAAAATGTCTACAGATTCATCAACAAATGTTGGTGGTGTTAAAGAATTATTTGCATCATCATCAGAGTTTGTTGTATCATCAATTTAAATTATATTATATGGAGTTTAAAGCAAGAGCTGTAACAGTTAAAGACTGGGACATGCTAGTTGAATGGTGGGATTGGTGGCCAGGTTGGACAGCACCACCACAAGATTTTTTACCAAACCACGGTACAGGAGGTTTTATTGTAGAAAAAAACAATCAACCGATCGTAGCGGGCTTTGTTTATTTTACTAACTCTAAGGTGGCTTGGGTCGAATGGATTATCTCTAGTCCTAATTACAAAGAAGATGACAGACAAGACGCGATAGAGTATTTAATTAATGAATTAGAACAATTTATAGTAAGCATGGGATATAAATATATGTTTACTAACTTACAACATAAAGGATTAATAGAAACACACAAAAAATTAGGGTGGAATATGGACGAAAAACCATCCTATGAATTAACAAAAAATTTATAATATGGGAGCAGCAACTGCAACACTTGTCGGTATGGGTGCATCAGCTTTAACAAAAGGTATTTCAGCTGGTGTGCAGGCTAGAAGAGCCGCTGAAAGAGCTGAAAGAGCTCGACGCGCGTTAGAAAATTTTGAAAATAACAGGCAAGCTGTTATAAACCCATATGCTGGAGTAGAAGATGTTAGTGAGTTAGCACAAGACTTATCTAATAAAATAACAAACCCTATGGCTGATCTAGCTGTTGCTACACAAGCAGCTGAGTTTGCTGCTGAAGAAGCTGACATTGCTTTAGCAAATACACTTGATACACTACGTGCTACAGGTGCTGGTGCTGGTGGTGCTACAGCTTTAGCTCAAGCAGCATTAAGAAGTAAGAAAGGTATTGCTGCTAGTATTGAGCAGCAAGAAGCTCAAAACGAAAGACTAAGAGCTCAAGGTGAAATGAACGCTATGAATCAAAGAATACAAGAAGAAAGAAGAGTTCAAGGTATACAAATAGGTGAAGCGCAAAGAGTTCAGCAAGCAGAAGCACAAGGCTTAGCGTTCCAGTTCCAAGCGCAAGAACAAAGAGAACAAAATAAAATTGACAGGCTTTATGGAGAAATGAGAACAAATCAAATGCAACAACTTCAAAGCCAACAAGATTTAACAGGTGCTATATCAGGCGCGTTTGGCGGGGCGGCAGCTTTCGCTGCGAGTCCAATGGGCGCAGAGTTTTTCGGTTAAAATAAATAATTATGGCAAAAGCAAATCCAGGTAAATATGTTACAGGTCCTATAGGAGCAGGTTCAAGTACAACTGAAAGAGAAATATTAGGTATTGCATCTCAAATAACACAATCATATGCAGTTACTCAAGAGCTTCAAATGAAAAGAGACGCTATACAACAAGCGCTTATTGATAAAGAAAATCTTGAATATCAGAACATGTATAAGAAGATTAATGAAATACCTGAAACCGGTGTTGATAATCTTGATAAAAATATAAATTCTTTTTTCAACGAAAATGCAGACAAAATATTTCAAATCAAAAAGCATATGAAAGATGGTAATATTAGTTTGCAAGAAGGTAACAAAGCTATATCTCAATTAACTAACTATATAGACAAGTATGCTGATCTAGCTCCTCAGATGATAGCTCAAGCACAGTATATGAAAGACTCTATGAAAAACGGTACACTATCTAGAGTAAACGTAGACGGTTTAACAGCTATGATGATGGGTATTGCGGATAATAGTGCTGATATAAAGTTAGTTGAAAAAGACGGACTAATGTATTTAACAGGTAGTGGTAGTATAAAAACTGCAGATGGAGATAAACCTTGGAACTATAATATTAACTTAGATGAGTTTAACAACATGGTTAGTAGAGAAGGTTATACTGTAGCAAGAACAATACCTACAATAAAAGACATAGGCTTAGACGCTATGTATGAAGCTCAAAAAGCTTTAGTATTAAATGATAGAAACGTTGTTTCAAGAGAAAGAAGATATAATCCAGCTTCAAAACAATATGAGTACGTAGATGTTTATAATAAAGAAGAAGCTGTAAAAAGATTAGTTGGCCAAGGTGTTTTTAAAGATTTACTTCAAGGTAATGATATGGATACTGTATGGGCTGACATTATAAATAAAGGACAAGATGCTGAGTGGGTTAAAAATAATCCATGGAATCCAAATGATGCAACGCAAACTGCTATCGCTGAAAACTGGTTTGCAAACGAAGCAATACAAAGAAATATACCTGGTGATAAATTAATTGGTACACAAGAATTAGAAAAACCAACTGATACAAAAGGTGGTGGTGGTGTAGGCTTCGGTTCAGGAGGTGATGTTTATTTAAGTATAATGGGTATGGTAGATGAGGAAACTAGAGCTGCCACTTCACCCGGGCAGTTTAAAAAAGCTGTTATAAATTTAGATGAAGCAACTAAATATTTAACACAAGCATCAAAAGGTAAAGAGTTTTTTAGCTTAGCAGAGTCAGGTGGTTTGTTTAACGAAAAAAACGTACAATCAATTGCTGATGAATCAGGCATGTCTGTAAACAAAGTTAAAGACATTATTCAAAAATCACAAATTGTAAAAAAAGAGGGAGATCCTTTAATAGCGTATATTGAAAATGATGAGTTTAAAGTAATTCCTACAAGTAAATTTGACGGTACAGTAAAAGGAATGTTAAGTGTTATTAGAAATCATGCTGACTTAGGACAAAAAGTAGAAAATGAAATATTCTCTGTAATGAATAATATAGATCAATTTGGTGGTGATATACAATCGTTTAGAGATTGGTACGATGCCACTGCCGCTGACGCAAAGATTATAGACGATGCTGAGGAACAAGCTATTCTTGATAAATATCGAATTACACTTGAACCACCTAATTAAAATTAAATTCATATGTCAAACGTATATAGTTTAAAATCTCTTGTAGATCAAATGGAATCAGACGGGAGATCTTTTGAAGAAATACAATCATTTATACGCGAATATAAACGTAGACAACAATCACAACCTGTGCCAGATATAGTTGGTGTAACTATGGAAGACGTGCCATTAGAAGAATTTGTAGCGCCTGAAAAACCACAATTAAGATATATAAATTATCCACAAAAAAATAAAAAAACAGGTGTTACAGAGTTTAAAGTATTATATGAGGACGAATATAATAATATTTATAAAGATCAAGAGGATTATCCTGATACGTTTGAAGAGTATGCTAATGGTTTAAATGCTAGCATATACAATGTAGAAGAAATAGAACAAGATATTGAACCAGCAATGGCTGGTGGTTTTAAAAAAGGAACTGTAGACAAAACACTTGAGGCTTATAAAAAAGAAGTAGCTGAATTAAGAGAGTCTATAACCCCAGAAAATTTTGAAAGAGAAATAATAGATTATATATTTCAACCATATATATCAGGGCAAATTACACCAGAACGCGATGTTGATATTACAGAGCTTCCACTAAAAGAAAGATTATTAGAAGCAGGTAGACGAACTCTTGCCCCACCAGATCGTTTACCCGCTGATTTAAGAATTTTATTCGATGAAAAAGGTAAAGATAATATTACTATAGAAGATGTTCAAGAAAATTATGGTGAAGAAATATTTAATTTTATAAATGAAAAAAGAAGAAATAGTGTAACCGCTATTACTAAAAAATATAAAGAAGATTTCGATCTCACTGAAGAAGATGCTGAGCGTTTAGAGTTTGATAGTTTGCCAGGTGAATTAGGAGTTGCTGCTGAGCAAGTTTCTACATATAATAAAACAGTTAAAGCTAGATATAGAAGAGATTTAGCTGAAGCGGGATTTACTGATAGAGAAATAGAATCTTTAACAACAAATATGGTACCAGGTCAAACATATAAAATACCTACATTTGAAGGTGAAAGAGATGTATTAGACTTGGGAATGAGTAAGGCTGGTAAGTATTCTGCAAAATATCCAGAATATTGGGGAAAGAAAAAATATACATTAGCTAAATTTGATAGAGAAGCAGAAGTAAATAGATATATAACAAATTCTAATAAGCTTTACGAAAACTATGAAAGAGATCTTCAAAAACAAGTTGCTTTTGTAAATCAAAAATCTGCCCCATACATAGAGCAATTAAAAGCTATAGAAACAGAGCTTAGAGTTTTATACGCCACAGGTGAAGCGGCTGATAATAAAACAGCTATTGAAAACTTAAATAGAAAAAAACAAGAGATAGTAAACAACTATCACCAATCTGGAATAAAAAAAGACCAAGAAGTTTTAAACAATAACATGCAGTTTGCTTTAGATTATGCTAACCAGTTAGAAAAAACAAGTGAAGAATTAGATGATTTAAACTTAATGATGTATAGTTCTAAGCTTAACTATGACATGTTTGATAGGCTTTTAGCAAATCTAAATCGTGATATTTTAACTATTCCTGTTTTAGCTATGACTACAGCTGGCTCATTAACAGTTGGTAATTTAATGGATTTATTTGATCCAGCCGGTGGTAACGCTAAGGCAATGTTTAACGCAGGTATAGATTATTATGCTTTAGCATCAGAAAAATCTAAAGAGTTTGCTCCAGCAATGTCAATTACAGAAGTAGGATCTTTAGGTGATTTTGGCGCTTGGTCATTAAATACTATAGTTGATGGTGCTCCTAGTATTTTAGCTGTACTTGGTCCTCAAGCTGGAGCAAGAATAACTACCAAAGCACTTACTAAAGGCTTAACGACTTCTGCTAAAGATATAGCAAAGAAAAATATTATACAGCAAACAGCTCTTAAAAACGCTTCTAAATTATCACTGGGTTTATTTTTTGGTATGTCAGGAGGTGGTAAATTTGGTGAGTTAGAAACTTCATGGAGAAATGCTGAAGAAAATATTAAAAACTTAAGAGCTCAAATAGATAATACTAATGATTTAAATTTAAAACAAGATTTACTACAACAGTTAGATTATTACGAGGATGCAGCTGATTCTGCTAGATGGCAGAGAGCTTTAACAGGTGCTTTTTACGGTGGAGTAGAAATGTTTACTGAAAGATTAGGTACATTAAGATATATTAATGGTATACAAAAAGTAAATAAATATTCTAGACGAACTGGTATTCAAGATACATTTGTAAAGGGTTGGACTACAAGCAAGTACTGGAAAAATAGATTTAAGCAGTTTGGTTACGGCACGTTACAAACTGGAAAAAATGTAGGTATAGAAACTGTAGAAGAAATAGCTGCTCAAATGGGTCAAAACATGATGGATAAAGTAATCATGGGTAACACAAAATCTATAATGGAAGGTGTTGATATAGACTTAATGAGTAGAAGCGCAATGATAAGTCTTGGCTTACAGTCTCCTCAATTACTTGGTAATGTTAATAATATTTTTCAAAATGAATTAAGTACTTACAGACAAGTAAAACAAAACCGATTAGATACAACAAGGCTTCTAGAAATAGAACAACAACTTGAACAAAACAATTTATCAAGAGCTGAGATTAATTTATTACAGAATGAAAAGAAAGCGATTCAAGATAAGTTAGTATTAGGAGGTTTTATGACTTACCAGAAATGGGGTGCAATGTCTAAAGAAGAAAAACTTCAGTATATTCAAGATCGAGAAGCTTTAAATTTTAAAGAACAGCAATATTATCAAATGATTTCTAACCCTAGATTTGGTGAGAAAGGATTTAGAGAGACATTGAATTCAATGGAAAAAGAAATAATAAAAGATAATGAAAAGCTAGGTGAGTATTTAAATAATAAAAAATATAAAGAATATAAAGAGTTTACTAAAAACTTAGAAGGAACAGGTAAAATGCTTACTAATCCTACTATAGCTGCGGCTAATATTGATTTATATACAGCTGCTTTAGAATTAGCAAACCATCATTACGATGGAGAAACAATTGTTCTTGATAGCAATCAAGCTATTGAAGATTATATTAATGAAAACAATTTAGATCAAACAGTTGCTGATAAAATAAGAAATTCTAATGCTTTTGTGTATGGTGATAAAATGGTTATTAACCAACCAAAAATATATGGTTCAATAGCGGGTCAAATGGCTATTACAGAACTTGGCGCTATAGTTAATTTACAAACAGAAAGTAATTTTGAAAGATTTAGAGCTGCTATATCTCCACTACATGAGTTAACTCACATGGAAATAAATAGTAAAAAAGTATTTAGTGATTTATTTCCTGAAGCAAAAGCCGCTGCAACAAGTGTTATTGATGTGCTTGGCAAGCAAGTTCAAAAAGGAAAATTAAAAGAAGAAGTTTTTAATAATATTAAAAATGTTCTTGATAAAGCATACACAGATGAAAATGGCGTTGTAGATGTAGACGAAATATTAACTACATTAAGTGAGTCTATGATCGCTGGTGACATTACGCAAAGCATGTTTGCAGAAATGTATGGTATGAAATATTTTTTAAACGGTATGTTTAGAAAAGCATTTCCTAAAATAGCATCTATTGTTAGTCCATTTAAAACAGCTAATGACATGTTTAATTTTGTTAGTAATTTTGTTGACAAAAAAACAAGCTATGTAAGATCTGCTGTTATGGTTCCTGAAGAAGAGAAACAAACCGTGCAAACTTCTGCGGCTATGGATATGATGAGAGAGCTTACCAATGAAGAGTTGGTTGAAGTAATTAAATCACCATCTACATCACAAGCGCAAAGGCAAGCAGCTGAAAATGTTTTATTCGATGCGTCTGGTAAAATAGGTTTAAAAGCTATTGGATATGATACTCGTAAAGGTGACATATCTAGAGAAAATGTATTAGCTGAGATACAAGCTGAAATAGTTAAAAGAGATTTAATAAATAAGTTTACTCCAGTAGATCCTAAAACAGGTGAAGCTAGAACATGGAGCACATATGTAGGTAATCAAATAGGTTTTGAAGCTCCTAATATTTTTGAAAAAGCTAAAACAATAGCAAGAGAGGGTGAGCGTATAGATAGACCAGAGGCTAGACAAGTAGCTGAAGAACAAGTTGAACCAACAAGAGAAGCGCCAGAAGTAAAACCAACTATAGATATATTTACTATATTACCAGAAGAAGTTAGACAAGAGGCTCAAGAAGAAGTTGATAGAAAAATAAAAGAAAACAATATTGATATAAGTGATAAAGAGTTATCTTTTAAAGAACTAAAACAAATAGCTCCTTATGAAACGCTTGCTAAATTTTTTAATATACCTGTATCTCGTATTACAAATCCAAAAGATAATCTAAGAAAAGGAGATAACATATCTGAGGTACAAAGATATATACTAAAAAACATTGATAGACTTATCAATACAAGACCACAAGGTAATGCAGAAACAATACAGACGCAAGCGTTTGGAGGTGTTAAAGCTAAGTTAGAAGGTGGTGAATCAACAGGCTTATCTAGAAAATTTTTAAATACAGAGTATGACAAGGTATTAGATGCTCAGGGTAAACAAGTAAAAATAAATAACAATTTACAATATAAGTTAAGACCAGGTAATAGAACTAGATTTTTAGAAGCTAGTGGTATTACAAACAATAAAGTTAATCCTGATTTTACTCCAAGATCTGGTGAGTCTCAATTTATTAAAGGTGTTTTAGAAATACTAGCTAGAAACATGGGGCTTAGCTCGTTTGGTAAATATGTTAATGAGCAAGCTGATGCTGGTGTGGTTGAAAAACCTAGAGCCGTAAAAGTTAGAGCTAAAGCAGCTGCTGGCAAAGCTCCGCTACTTAAATTTAGTACGCCAGTGTTTACCGGTATGGCAGATAACTGGAACAATATATTAGCTACTGGTAAAATTAAACCTATTGATTTAAAGACTGAAGAAGGTAGAGCAGAGTTTAAATCATGGTTGTTAACAGAAGCTCCTAAATATATGACAGAAGCCTTCATGAAAAACTATGGTACTTTTACTGGAACTACAGATGGTTTAACTATAGAAGAACTTGGTATAGTTAATGGTAAGTATGTAGAAGAAGGAGATAAGTTTCTTGTAACTTATTTTGATGAGTCGGGTAAAACAAGAAGATTAAGAGACTATGCTGGTAACTTTGCTTTTTTAAATAACGATGAAGTTGAAGCTCTTATAAATAATATAGAGTCGTTTGCTAAAGAAGATTCTGATATTACAGCGGCTGTAACTAGAGACACATATACAAATATAGAAAACAAACTTAATAATAAAGAATTTGTTGATCGACAAGATAAAAAAATAAAAGGTTTGTTTAAAATATTTCAATCTTTTCAACAAATGATGAAAGATGATAAAGCTAATATACCTTTCGTAGCAGCTTTATTATCTTCTACAAGTGCTTATCAAGGTCACTTTATTAGAACATCTGCGCCTATTAGATTTTATAGCGTAAACAGACAAGGTGGAATAACTGAAGAACACACGTTACCAGCTAGTATGGTTGCTAAATATTTATTTATACAAGCGGCTAATGGTACTTTGAATGATAAAACATTTGATGGTGTAAGAAAAAATTATTTCCAAGGTGGTTTAAGAAAGTATGATGATAAAAAATTAAAAGGTATAGGTGTTGACGGTAGAAAATATAACTACGTAGCTCAAGCTCCAGAAGGTTGGACATTAGATCAGAGTATATGGTTAAGGTATTTTAATCCTAATGTAGCAAACACTAGAGGTGGTATTGATCCTAATAGTATTATGCTAGCTAATAACCAAACTGCAGCTGAACTATTAAATTTAAATGTTAAAGGACAACCAACTACTCAAGCTATAAATAAAGCTGAAATAAAAGTAGCACCAAAAAATAATAAAAAGCAACCTAAAATTAGTCAATTTAGTAAACCGGTTTCTAATCAAACTGTTATAGATAATATGACTAACATTGACAAAGCTTTAGACAATGCTAGAGATATTAATGCAGAGCAAAAAGGTATAAGCATATATGATTTTGATGATACACTAGCTTTTAGTGCTAGTAAAGTTATTGTTAAAATGCCAGATGGTACTACTAAAAAAATAACACCAGCTGAGTTTGCCGTGCAAGATGAAAAATTAAAGTTTGATGGAGCTGAGTTTGACTTTAGCGAGTTTACTAAAGTGGTTAAAGGTAGACCAGGACCATTAGTTCCTAGGCTTAAAAAAGCAATTGATAAGTTTGGTAATAAAAATATATTTGTTTTAACAGCTAGACCTCAAGCATCAGCAGAAGCTATACACGATTTCTTAAAAGGTATTGGATTAGAAATACCATTGGATAATATAACTGGTTTAGAAGATGGTACTCCTCAAGCTAAAGCAAACTGGGTTATAAGTAAAGCTGCTGAGGGTTATAATGATTTTTACTTTGTAGATGATTCAATTAAAAATGTTAAAGCTGTAGCAAAAGTACTAGATCAAGTTGATGTTAACTCTAAAGTTCAACAAGCTAAAATAAGATTTAGCAAATCATTAGACGCAGACTTCAACAAAATGATTGAAGGTAAAACAGGTATTGGCGCTCAAAAAGAATACTCAGCTGCTAAAGCTCAAGTTGTAGGTGCTAGTAAAGGTAGGTTTAAATTCTTCATTCCTCCATCAGCTGATGATTTTGTAGGGTTAATGTATTCATTGTTAGGTAAAGGTAAAGAAGGTGATGCTCAAATGGCTTGGCTTAAAACACATTTACTTAATCCTTATGCTAGAGGTATGGCTAGTATTTCTAGAGATAGAATTGCTATGCAAAATGATTATAAAGCTCTTAAAAAAGAACTTGGTATTGTTCCTAAAAATTTAAGAAAGAAAATGCCTGGTGAAGATTTTACTATTGAGCAAGCTGTAAGAGTTTATATTTGGAATAAACAAGGCATGAATATACCTGGTCTTTCAAAAACAGATTTAAAAGAATTAAATGATTTTATAACTAGTAGTAAAGACTTACAGATATTTGCCGACAACTTACTTAATATATTAAAAGGAGAACAGTATGCTAAACCAAGAGCTGGTTGGTTAGCTGGAACTATAACAACTGATTTACTTGAAACATTAAATACTACTAAACGAGCAAAGTATTTAGAAGAGTGGCAGAATAATGTTGACATTATATTTTCTGAAAAAAATATGAACAAGCTTGAGGCTGCTTTTGGTAAACCATATAGAGAAGCTTTAGAAAACATGCTACAAAGAATGAAGTCTGGTAGAAATAGAAACTTCTCTGGTGATAGTTTAACAGGTAAATTTACAGACTGGTTAACAAATAGTATTGGTACTATAATGTTCTTTAATACTAGATCGGCACTACTTCAAACTATATCAGCTGTAAACTTTATAAACTTTAGTGATAATAACATACTAGCCGCTGGTCAAGCATTTGCAAACCAAAAACAATTTTGGAAAGATTTTATGTTCTTAATGAACTCAGACTTTTTAAAAGAAAGAAGAGGTGGTTTAAGGTTTAACGTAAACGAAAGTGATATAGCAGATATGGCTAAGCAAGGTGGGCCAAGAGCTATTATATCTAAAATGTTAGAGTTTGGATTCTTACCTACGCAAATAGCTGATAGTTTTGCTATTGCATCTGGTGGTGCATCAATGTATAGAAACAGAATTAAAACATATCTTAAACAGGGTATGGATCAGAAAGAAGCAGAGGAAAAAGCTTTCTTAGATTTTAGAGAAATAGCAGAAGAATCTCAGCAGTCTAGTAGACCTGATAGAATATCAATGCAGCAAGCTGGACCATTAGGTAGAATGATATTAGCATTTGGTAACACACCTATGCAGTACAACAGATTGATAGGTAAAGCTATATCTGATCTTAGAAATAAAAGAGGTGATTGGAGAACTAATGTTTCTAAAATAATATATTATGCGTTTGTACAAAACTTAATATTTACAGCTACACAACAAGCGTTGTTTGCTATTGGATTTGGAGACAGTGATGAAGAAGAAAAAGAAAAAGACGAAAAGATGGTTAGCATTGCTAACAGTATGAGCGATACATTATTAAGAGGTTTAGGTTTTGGAGGTGCTGTAGTTTCTGTAGTTAAAAATGCTATACTAAGAGCTAAAAAAGAAAGTGAAAAGGATAGGCCTAACTATGAAAAGATAGCTTATGAAATTGGTAGGTTATCTCCACCTATATCTTCTAAGCTTTCAAGAATAAATCAAGCTGCTAGATCTTATCAATGGGACAAAGATAAAATGGAAACAATGGGATTTGATGTACAAAACCCAGCATTTTTAGCTGCTGCAAATGTTATATCGGCCGCAACAAACGTTCCAATAGATAGAGCAATAAGAAAAATGATAAACATAGACGATGCATTTACTCAAGACTTAATGATGTGGGAAAGACTTGCGTTGTTAGGGGGTTGGCAAGCGTGGGAAATAGGTATTGATAAAGATCCTGCGACTAAAAATAAAAATAAAGTTAAAACAAATAAACTTAAATTAAGATCTGGATTAAAAATAAAAGGAATAAAACTAAAAAACTAGCTATGCGTGAAAAAAATACTTGTCCTATTTGCGGTGGTACTTGTGGATTGTGCTAGTACACAATCAATAGGAACTGATAAATACTATCACTTTGCGGCTGGAGCAGCTACAGAAGTGGTAGGACATAAAATGGATTTAACTCCTACAAGCGCTGCTTTTGCCGTAGGATTTGCAAAAGAATTATATGACTACGCTGACTATGGTAAATTTGATGCTAAAGATCTGTTAGCAACATGGTTAGGTGGGGTTGTTATTAACTATATAATAAAAGTAAAAAATGAAAGAAAAAATAAAAAAAGTAATAGACAAAATCCAAGAGGGTTGGAATAAATTATTATACAAACTAATGTTTAAAAAATACAAATAATGAAAAAACTATTTACCATAACACTATTTTTATTTAGTTTAACTTTAAATTCTCAAAATATTTTTAAAGATTTATATAAAGATTTTTTAAAATATGGGACTATATATATAGCTGGTGATATAGATAATCCTAAAGAAGAAGTAAAAGATTATTTCGTTAGAACAAATCCTAACGGTAATTTATATTCTGCACCTGTAGTAGTTGATGGCACAGACTATTATGACTACGATTATAGATATGGTTTTGGTATACGTAAATTAGCTAGGTTTGATTACGAAGTAAAAGGTAAACAATACTACGATGGAACAGAAAGCAACGTAGGTTTATCTGCCACTAACTCACCTGTAAAAGGTTTGGAATATGTATTTCATACTGAAAAAGAAAGATCTAGAGATGAAGTATTTAAAAACCATAGATACTTTATTAAACATAGTGGTAAAAACCACATGGTTAAATTAGAAAGTAGAGCACAAGGTAAAGTTGATTTTAAATATAAATCAGCAGAGATTAGAGCTAAACTACCTATTGGTAAAAAGTTTAGCGTGTCTGCTGGAGCTATGTATCGTACACATGAAAGACCATATGGTTATAATCCAGTAGAAATATGGTTAAACGAAACAAATGAGTTAGGGCAAATTGTAAATCCATGGTATACGCTAGGATTTATGTATGGCTATGACGATATATATTACACACAACAAGATCAATTTGGAAACGAAATATCTGATTGGTATTGGATAGATGAAGAAGGTACTATCGTAGCTAATACTGATCTTGAATTTAGAGATACAGTATTTGCTGAATTAATGAATCGATATAATCACGAAGTATGGGACGAACTAGATGCGTTTGGAGTATTATCTCCAGTGATCGGTTTTGACTACTACCATTATAAAAATAACTTCTGGCTTCACGCTTATGGTTCTTACTTACTACCATATCATAAATATGTTAAAGGCGATGAAGACTTTAGTTATTTAAATAGAAATAATTGGGGACTTGGAGGTTTAGTACAAGACTCAGAGTTAGAACAATGGGAGGATTATCAAGCTGGTATAGTGTTTGGATGGAAACTAAGTAAATCAATTGGTGTATTTGTTGAAGGTGAGTATACAAAATTTTGGGATAGTAAAATATACAACGGATCTGTAGGATTAAATATAACATTAAAATAAAATGGCAAAACAAATAGGTGAAGATACTAAAGTAACGTTAGATTTAAAAACAATAGGACTAATTATTGGAGGAGCAGTTTCAATAGCAACGCTTTATTTTGCATTACAAGCTGATATAGCTCTTGCTAAAGAACTACCAGCACCTGTTATTGACAGAGTTGAATATGATTTAAAAGATGAATTAATTCGTCAAACAATTATGGATACTCAAGAAGATGTAGAAGAAATAAAAGAAACTATAGAAAAAATCGACGAACGTTTGTACGAGTTACAACAAAGAGGTAGATAATATGAAATACTTAAATATAATTTTATTATTAATATCGTTTAACATGTCTGCTCAAGAGTGGATTACTGATAATAATTTTGATAATAAAATAAATGAAAGACAAGCTTTTGGTGATGATCAGACAAAGCCTGTAATTGTAGAGTTTTATGCTAAGTTTAACGATGCAAATAAATTTGAGCAGTGGTCAGAATTAAAAGACGTTATATATTATAGAGCAGATATAGCTGCGTGCCCAGCTGCTAAAAAGAAATATAAGGTACGTATGGCGCCGACATTAATTATATTTAAAGATGGTATTAAAGAAACCGTTTTTAAAGCAGGACTAGACTTAATGTTACCGGCAGATTTAAATGAAATACAAGAAGCAGTTAATGAGGTGAATACTGCAAGTCAATTTTAATCAAATGAAAAAAAGAAAATTAAACAGCACAAACCCTAAATATTATAAAGTTAAAGAAGAAGAAGTTAAAGAGCGTAAAGAGTTAATAGCTACTATACGTAAAGGTAGAAAGCGTAACATAAGAGTTTATGCTGTGTTTAGTGAAACAGAATAATATGAGAATAAGTGATCACATAACCTATGCTGAAGCAATACATTCTAATACAGCAAAGAGAAAAGGAATAGACAATACACCTAATCCAAATCAAATAGAAGCTATGAAGTTATTAGCTGAAAAAGTATTTGAACCATTGCGTGAGTGGGTTGGTGGACCTATAAAAGTTAATTCTTTTTTTAGATCAGCTGATTTAAACGAAGCTATAGGAGGATCAAAAACTTCTCAGCATTGTAAAGGTCAAGCAATTGATGTTGATGATGTCTATGGTTATAAAACTAACGCAGAGATGTATCATTGGATAAAAGAAAACTTAAACTTCGACCAAATGATATGGGAGTTTGGTACTGATACACAACCTAATTGGGTACATATATCATATGTATCTGAAGAAGATAATAGAAACAGATGTTTAAAAGCCTATAAAGATGATATGGGTAGAACTAAATACAAAACAATATGAGTACAGATATTAAAAGTTTAGTAAAAAGATATACAAAATTTTTTTCAAGACAACCAGAACTAGCACCTGACAAACCTATGTCTGAGGTACAAGCGACATATGATAGTAATATATCTTATGCAAAAGATCTTTTAGATAAAGGTAAACTTACTCCAGAAAATTATCAAAGCTTTGTAGAAGAAGAACAGGGTATGGTACAAGACTGGAAAGATAGAAAAAAGAAACAAGTTAGCAGTATTCCTTTTAAAAAAAAAGATGAAGACCAAAAGAAGTATGAAAAATTATTTGAAAAGGTAAAACAAAAAAGCGAAAAAGAATATGCTAATATAGATAACGATACTTTAGTACAAAGGTTTTCTAACAATATCGCTGGTTTACCACCAAATGCAGACAACGTTACTTTTAATAGTGGTACTGGGCAATATACAGGAAGCTATATAAGAAATAAAGAGGAAGTAAAAAAAAGTGGTGGGCTTTTGCAAAAAAGAGATTTTGAACCACACAAAATGTATAAAGATGGTAAGGCTGTGATGGCTAATACATACCAAGAGCATTTATCATTAGGTGAAAAAGGATATGATCACTCAGCTGTACCTTTTAAAATGGTTCCTGAAACACCTTTGTTTGGTAAGATTAGCGAGCCTTGTAAAGCCGCTGCTAAAAAAAAGTTTGATGTTTGGCCTAGCGCTTATGCTTCTGGTTGGGGTGTAAGATGTACTAAAGCTGGTGGACCAAGTAAAATGGGTAAAAAGAAAAAGTAATGATATATTCTGGCAACTCTCCATTCATGAAAAAGAAAAGCAAAGTAAAGGGTGGAGGAACTAAAAAGGTTTGTTTACCTGCTGCTAAAGTAAGATCAATGAGTAAAGCTGAAAAAGAAAAAGTTGTTCGAGCTAAAGAGTCTGCTGGTAAAAAAGGAAAGTATAAGAGATCAAGCAAGTCTAATGTTAAAGGCGCTCGTAAAAAAGGAGCTACATTACGTGATTGGTTTGAAAAAGAAAATTGGATTAACGTTAAAACAGGAGAGCCTTGCGGCAAATAATATTATGGCATATCAACTACCACCAATTTTAAAAGTAGATAAGTCTACTTTAAAATGTAATAAACCTAGAAAAACACCTGGTCACAAAACTAAATCACACATAGTTAAAGCTTGTGAAGGAGGTAAAGAAAAGATAATTAGATTTGGTCAGCAAGGAGTAAGCACTGCTGGTAAAAAGCAAGATGCTAAATCAAAAGCAAGACGTAAGAGCTTTAAAGCTCGTCATGCTAAAAATATTAAGAAAGGTAAAATGTCTGCAGCGTATTGGGCAGATAAAGTAAAATGGTAAGGAACAAAAAATAAATGGGCGTACCATACCCAAATGTTCCTGTAACCAAGGGAGGCTTAATCGGCCTCCCTTTTTTTTATCCATCACAGGCCACGCAGTCTTCCATAGCTTTAGAAGCTATATCCCCACGTAGTACTGATTCAGTCCTCATATAATATAAAGTTTTAATTCCTTTTTTCCAAGCGTCTAAATGAACTTGATTAATCCATTTAGGGGAAGCTTCACTAGGAAAAGCTAAATTTAAACTAACAGACTGATCTATATATTGCTGGCGTATACCAGCTTGTCTTACTAATTCTAGCTGATTTATTTCTTTAAACGTTTTAAATACTTCTTTAGTATCATCGTCTAATTCTTTTATATCTTGAACAGATCCACCATCTGCTAAAATTTTATCCCATGTTTCTTTAGTATTTATACCTATGTCTTCTAATACTTTAACTAACGTAGGATTTTTTCTTATGAACGTACCTTTTGCTGATTGCTCTGTAAAAACATTTGCTGCCCACGGTTCAATCCCGGGAGAGATATTCCCAGCAAGCTTGCTATTAGATACAGTGGGAGCAATAGCACGTAAATGGGTATTGCGAAAGCCAGTACCGACACACCAAAGAGGTTCTCCATAAACGTCAGCAAGAGCCATTGAAGCTCTTTCAGACTCGATTTTAATTTGACTAAAAATTCTTCTTGTTTCATATTGCGCTAATAAACCTTCAAATGGTAAACCTTTTTCTTGTAAATATGTATGCCAACCAAGTACACCAAGACCTAATGCTCTACCTTTTTCAGCAGATCTTACAGAATTTTCAAAACCTTTTCTGTATTTAGCTCTTTGTATAAACTCCTCAAGCACTCCATCAAGAAACCATATTGAATCATAAATGATATTTGTATTTTTCCACTCGTCATATTTAGCTAGGTTTAAGCTAGATAGACAACAAACGAATGAATGATTTTCATCTGTGTGTAATGTTATTTCACTACAGATATTTGTCATATGTACTTTTAAAGCGTTGTCTTTGTAAGCTTTTGGATTTTGTTTGTTAGTGTTACCTTTAAAAAGTATATAAGGTTCTCCAGTCGCTTTACGTTTTTGTAATAGCTTTCCCCACTTCTTTCTAGCTTCTGTATCGCCAGCTTCAAGTCTTCGCATGAATTTATCGCCGACGACAGCGCATTGATGTAAGTTAAGCGATTGTCTGTTAATGTCTCCTTTAGGTTCTCTAATCTCGAGCCACTCCTCAAAATCGGGGTGGTCAATGTTAATGTTAACTGATGCAGCTCCTCGTCTGACAGATCCTTGATTAGTGGCAAGTATTGTGCTATCGTATATTTTACAAAAAGGCACAACTCCGTCGCTTGTTCCATTACCTGTTATTTTAGCACCGGCGGGTCTGATTTGATTTATACCGATGCCAACTCCACCGCCGTGTTTAGCGAGCAACATCATCTCTAAATTTTTCTGTCCTATGTCAATGATACTATCAGCCACATCAATACCGAAACAGCTAATAGGCAAACCGCGATCAGTACCTGTGTTAGATAATACAGGGCTAGCGAGACACAACCATCCTTTCCATATGTACTCAAAAAAGACATCAGCCATTTCAGGTTTAAATAACCTTTTAGCAACAGTCTTTGAAACTCTTTGGTAAGCCTCTTTAGGAGTTTCACCATTATATAAATAACCTCCACCTATTGTTTTTTTATATACTTCGTTATCACCCCAATCAGGATAATCAATCCCCTTTTTCCATTGATTGTTCCACATCTTTCTCTGTTATTATTCGTTTTTCTTTTTCTTTTAATTCTTCTACTAATTTATCCCACTCATCTTTACCTATGTGTAATTGAAAAGCTGTAAGCGTTCCTTTAGCAAGTGTTTCATTAGCAGCTACTTGCGATAATAAGTGCTTAACAATATTTGTTAAAGCATTTATTTTCTTTTTCATTTCTATTAGTTTACTTTCTTTCATGTCTACCAAATATCTTCAAAGTCTTCGTTTTCATTTGCTTTACTATAGTCTGTCGGTCTAATTGCGAAAAAATCTGTATGGGTGTGACCGCCAGTAAGATGATAAAACCAATCAAGTACAGCAGCGCTATCTCTATCAAAGCTAAAGAAGCGTCTTTTATCTGTATAACCAAGCTCCATAAGTTTTTCATTTGTTCTTTTTCTTATAAATTGTTTTAAATCGTTTGCCTTAAGGTTTTCAATATCACCCATCTCAAACATTTTATCTATATATTTTTCTTCAAGATCAACCATGATCTTAGCTGCTTTATAAATATCTTCTTTACAGTCTTCTTTCAGTGTAGGTATTTCTTCACACATGTGTCTAAATAATTGACAACCCATTTTACTATGTAACGACTCATCTCTTACAGACCATTTCATTTGTTGACCTATTCCTTTGAGTAGATTACGTAATTGAAAAGAGTATAAAACAGCGAAAGCACTATATAAACTAACACCCTCTGCGAAAGCGGAAAAGATTGCCAAGCTACGACCGATGCCCACAGGATCATCGCCGTCATAAGCAACCAAGTTGTCAAAGCGTTCCGACGTTGCAGGTTCGTGAAGAAACGCCTCAAAGTTTTCAAGTCCCAATGTTTCATTTAAATAACTATATGCAACAGCGTGTATTGTTTCTTGTGAGCCGAACATCATAGCCATCTGTTGCACTTCATGTTTTGGAAACCATGATACGACTTTTTGTGTCCAATAATCTGACACCGCACATTCTGTTTGTGCAAACCCTAATAGTATATTACCAACTAAATTTTTCTCAGCGTCAGTAAGCTTTTCGTTCCAGTCTTTAACATCACCTGACATAGGTATTTCTGTATGCAACCAAAATGCTTGCGCCTGTTTTAACCAACCCTCAGTATAATATATTGGATATTCAAAAGGTTTATAAGGTATTCTTTCTTTAAATAAACTCATTTTAATTATAAGGCATTTCAAATGCTATATCTACAAACGGTAGATAAAACACATAAGTTAATCGATCTTGTTCTTCATAGGCTCTTGCTCCGAATAATATACCCGGATAAAAACCTACAGACAAAGACCAGTTCCATTTTTCTTTATCCATAAACTTTAATATTGTATTGGTCTTGATAACCAACTAATTCTTTATATTTTATTTTTCCTCTTTGCTCCCACGACCATTTAACCCACTTGTCAATTTGTCGCTCAGCATATTTTTTCCTAGCTATTATTTTCGCAAGCTTAGGATTAACTCTATTACTCTGTCGCATTCTTTTTGATTTTGTGGCTTATATAATCTATGATACAATTTGTTATCAACTAAATATTTTTTAAATAATTTCCAGCGTAATGGAAAAGACTCGTTAGCTCTACCTTTACATTCAATTATAAAGTCTTTACCAACAAAGTCTGGAGTGTATTTAATTGGTAGTATTTTTTTACCACCGCGTTGTTTAAATTCTCCTTTACCATTAGCCGTTCTTTCATGTGATGGATTTATAAAATTAAATCCAGAAACTACTTCATAAGTTTGACCCTCGTATTTAGCTTTTATTTTAGCTTTTTTTAAAGCCATATACATATAACGCTCAAGACCTGAAGCAAATTTGATACCGTCATACGTTACCTTTTTTGCTTGTACAGGTCCGCGTTTTCTTTTTTTATAGATCTTCTTCTTCATAATGTAATCCGTCATTACCGTTTTGACCTATAATATTCATACGGTTTAACATTGCTTCCTCAACTTCATCACGCAAGCAAGCTCTTGCTGCTTGTATGTATAACAATGCATCCATTATTTCTTCTTGCACATCGATTAGAAAGTCGTTTAAGTCTTTGTCTTTGCCTTCAACTTCTTCCATCATCATTGCACCGTACTTAGCTTGACCAATCAGACTACGTTGATCTATCTTTTCGATTACTTGTTGTACGATTTTATCGTCTGTTTTTACTACGTAATTACTCATCTTTTACAAATGTTCCGTTAATCATTTTACCTGTTCGTTTGCTAATAACTTTATAAGCACTGTTTATACAGTCTTCTATAGTAACTCCTTGTAAATGAGCTAGGTTTGTTAATACAACAACCATGTCGCCAATAGCATCTATAACTTCTGGTTTATCATCTTTTAACAATGCTTTAGCTAGCTCACCAGCTTCTTCTTGAAGTTTAACATATTGCGTGTGGCTGTTGCCTTTACTATACAAACCTCTTTGTTCTGCCCAGTCTCTTATTTTACTAAACATATCGCTGTCAGTTATATTTGGCTTTTCATCTAACTGATCTTCACTCCATAGCTCAGGTGTTTTAAACCACTCAGCAAAAGCTTTATTATATACATAGCATCTATTATCGTTGAACATAGAAGTTTTAACGTTCTTCATTATCCAACGAATAGAATCTAAATTAAGTACAAACTCACCGTGTTCTGACTTCCATTCAAATCCTATATTATCCATTAAATTACCTTTTAGTTTTTTAATTGGATAAGGAAACGTAGTGGTTTGTTCTGTTACGTTTATATTCATTTTATTTAATTTAACTAATTCATTATATTTTTTACGATCAACTTTATAGCCATAAGACTTTTGAAGTTCTATCTCTTTCTCTGATATATAATCTATATCATCGGACTGATCAAGAACTTCATATTCGTCTGGGCCATAACCCTGTGTTAACGTAACTCTGTTATTAAGATTACATGTAACACCGATCTTTTTACCCGGAATGTGATATAAATAATACATTATATTTTATCGTTATATAAATGTAAGTTGTGTGCATAATGATAATATTCACCAACTTTAATATCTAATCTGTCTGCAACTAATTTTTGTATCATACTAAAACAGTACTGGTCATTGCAGAAACCGTACCAGAGATCATTAGAACGCATTAAAACAGCCATGTTTAATCTATTGTTAACAATTGTAAATTGTATCGCGTAAGTACATGGAGTATCTTTGCTATAAAACTTATGTTCTTTAGCGTCATATATACTAATTGCTGCGTGTCTAGTATCTTTTTCATGTCTAAGCTTAGCTACAACATAATCCAATTGATCGTTGCGATACATTTGCCAACCGTAATTAGAATTGACACATCTTTCACTGTCAGCCATACGTTCCCATATTGGTGGTACTTTACCGTATATTTCACCAAGCTTGTCAATACTAGGATCACCGGATAAATACCACTGCCATTCAGCTTCAGCATAATCAGGTTTCCAATTACGTTCTTTATTAAATATATAATTTTCTAATGGGTTTTCTAGTGTAAACCCTACATTAAATAAAGCTTTAGTATTACCAAAAGGTATACCATCAACTATAATCTTGTCAAGAAAATAATTGTAAGCTTCGTCTGCATTATGAAATTTTCTGCGCATATTTTTTATAATAATATTTATAGTACTCGTACATTTGAATCCATATTGATACTGGACCATATGTTAACGGTGATCTATTGTTTTTATTGTTTATCTTTATATCAATGTACCAAGCTCCTTCTCCATTCGCAAATGGGGATATATATATTCCGTTGTTTATACACCACCTGTACGCTTCCATTTCCTGCGTAGTAGGCATATATTGTCCCATTACATCTTTCTTTTTTCGTGGCATTTATTCCCAAGGCATTGGTTCTTCTTTAATCTGATCTACTATATGTGGTATGAATGAACCTGAATTTGGCTCCCATTTAAAATGACACTCAGCACCGTTTTCGCCGAGATTTTGAAACTTAACTTTAAGGACTTTTGCCTTGACAGTCTTTGCATCATAATCGCGGTGTACGAGAATGCCATGATAACTCGCGTCATACCATTCACCTCCCCCTTTAATATTGTACATGTTCGGTTCTTCGATTTGTCCATCTTTATCTTTATACATTTTAGTAGGATGTGCTACAATAAACACAAGCACATCAAACTTTTTAGCAAAGTTTTCTATCTTAGTTAGGTATTCCATGGTATATGTATTAACATCTAACGAGCTAGCATTTTTATCTCTAACTTTATTAAAAGGATCAATAACTAAACATTTAATACCCTTACGTTTAACAAGTTCTGCGCCTTTACGCAGCACTGATTCAAGACTATACTTATCCATGTCTATAAAAAAGAAATTATCATTTACATGATCTGCTACTTCTTTCCATTTATCTGTATCTATATCATCTACGTTTGGCATATTACCCCATACTTTACGCATTAACTTGTGTGCATGTAAATAGTTTGGAGTATTTTCTGGTGATGCAAATCCTGTTTTCCAGCCATAATTTTTATTATAGCCTACACACATTTGATCTACAAAATCTGACTTGCCACTACTAGGTATCCCAGTAACAGTAATGAACTGACCAGTATAAGTTGAAAAAATACTATCAAAGTTGGGTAAACCAACTTGATAACCTGGCTTGAATCCATTTTTAACAAAGTCCTTAACGTCTCCCTCGATGTCTTTAAATGTTGTGACATTTTCCAAAGGATATGCTTTTGCTTTGTCAATCGCTTGCTTAAGTTTTTCTTTGCCATATTTTATTAAGTATTCATTAGCATCTTTACAGTCTTCAAAGTCTACAAGAAAACAAGCTTCAGCACCTAGTCTACGAACAAACTCTGTACGTAGTGCTATACCAGGAGCATCAGTATCTAACGCTAATATAATTTGTTTTTTATCTTCAAAATAATCTATACAATTATCTAGATAATCTAAGTTATTATGTGTTATTGTTGCGCCATTAGGTACAGATACACAATTTTTAATACCCGCTTCGTGTAAAGCAAGTACATCCATTTCACCTTCGGTTATAACACAATTATCATAACCTACTATGCTGTTAATATTATAAAATACTTTTTCAGCACCTTTGTATAGTTTAAAATTTTTACGGCCATCTCTATATTTTACATTAATAAGTTGATCGCCGACATAATAATTAAACTTTATAGTGTTCTCGGTCTTACCGGTTTGTGGCATATACTCAGGACCCTCACTGATCTGAAGATCAATTAGGGTCCTAGTAGATATACCTCTAGTTTTAAACCACTCAGCTACTTTAGTACGAGGAATATTAAACTCCTCTTTTGGTGGATCAACTGGTCTAACGTATTCTTTATCAGTTGCTCCTTTACGTTGATACGTATGTAGTTGAAAAGTGGTGTCACAGTTGTGGCAAGTTCCAAGACCACGTTCCCAGTCGTATGAAGCACATTTCTTCTTACGGTTTTCGGGTTTTCTATCTTCAGAACAAAGAGGACATATGCCCTGTTTCTTCTGCTCTAGATTATATTGATTGAACTGGTCAATAACAAATCCATTGATCTCGTATTGTTCTACTTGCATTTAGATTTAATTAAAATGGTAAATCGTCTTTTACTTCAACTGCTGCTGCTTTCAAAGCTGGAGCTGGTGCCCCTTGCTTTGGTGCATCAGGGAAAGTACCGTTGCTCCACACAACTCTAACGTTACCAAGATATTTTTTGGCAACCTTAGCATCTCTTTCCTCTTTTGACTGATCAACTATGATTGGACCGAAGTTGCCGAACTGATCGACCTCATCGTTAATCGTAATTGATATTGGTAAGTATTTACCTTTTTTACCATCGATAATTTTATCTTTAGGTATTTCAGCAAGGTTAATACTACCTTTAATAATTCCTGCCATATTATGCGTATTGATTTATTTGGTTAAACATTCTCTGCAATTGCTCTTTAGTAGCATTTGTAGTTCTTCTTAAATTATCTACAGCTTTAACGTGGTTCTGATTTTTGTAAAAATTTGTTTCACTAGTTTCTAATCCAGTTACACTGCATACTTTTAAATTTAATTTTTTTCTAGGCATAATTAAAGTGTTTTATTAATAAAATACTGCTTCGGATCAAAACCTTCTTGCTTATAAAATAATCTATAAGCTTCCACTGCTCGTTGGACTTTGTCTTGACCTTTAGCATAAAATTCTGGTGAGCAGTCAAATATTCCGAGTTGTCCTGTGTTTTTATCTATTACAATAAAAATCATTTCATAACCAAACAACTCGCTATAAATATAAGCTTGAGAGTCGTAATTATATTTAGAAGCAGACCATTTAAATCTTTGAATATCATTAGTAGTTTTTAAATCAATTACTAATTTTTCATTGTGATTTATAATATCTGCTTTGCCCTTCCACATTTCGCCCTCAATCTCTTTAATACCTGGTGTTTCATATTCTGTATTACTATCACGTATCATAGCTTTACATACATCATTATCTAACATTATGTCGGATAATTTTTCTATTTCATCTACCTCGTGTTGTAATAAACATAATTCACCACCAGACATCTCTTTGTAAACTTTAGTATTCCTAGTTGACGAAGGTATTACTCGGTATTTCTTCAACTTATCTGGTTCAAGTATAGCGGTGTGAAAATATCCGCCAACTAAGAATGCAGGCCTAGGCTCGCTAGGCTTTCCTAAAGCTAAAGGATTTGTAAGTAAAGCTTTAATGTCAGAATTACTAAGATACTTTTTACCAAAGTCACCATAGTAATTTTTGTCATCACGTAGCTTTTCAATTACATTTTCTTTGTTCATTAGAGAGTTTTGAGTTCAGCTTCTTGTGCTGATGTTAATTGATACTTAGCTTTAATAGCATCTATTTTACCACCGTTAGCAATAAAGTTTTTAGCTGCAATTATGTCAGTTAATTTACTTTTAGCTTTACCGTGATTATTAGTTGCATCACTGTCTTTAGTATCATCAATTAGAAATAAATTTCCTAGTGCATACTTCTTTGCGTAACTCGATGCTGACCCAAACTGTTGAGGTGCTTGCATACCTTTTTGGTTAAGATCAACTCCAACTACTGATGTAGCTGTAATTTTTCCTTCACCATCAGTTATTGTAGCAGTTGTTTGTATAACAGGTATAGGCTCTGTTGCAATCAACTCTTCATTAACTGTTACGGTAACTCCTAACTCTAACAGAAAGGGTTTTGTAGCTTCGAGAATGTCTTCGGCTGACCTGAAGTAATACTTGCCGAACGAATTAAATCTACTTTTTTTCGATTTAAATTTTGTTTGAATTTGTGATAATTTTTCGTATATGGTCATAGTATTATAATTACATGTTTTAATATTATTTTACATATCTAACTTACAGATAATCAAGCACTTGCGAGTGATCAACATTATCTATAAGTTTTTGTACGGCTTGCTTTTTTAACTCAGAAATTCGTACATAATTACTTGCTCCATCAATACCTAATTTTTCTGCTATTTGCTTAGCTGAAAGCTTGTCTTCATCTAAACCATAACTTAATCTTAACACTTCATATTCAGCAAAGTCTAAATGCTTTTGCATTAAACTTTTTAAATATAAATTCATTAAATGAATGTTGTATGGTTCTGATTTATCAGGTATTTGATTAAACATATCTTCATCATTTACTTTAGCATCTATTGATAAAAATATACTATTAAAAAACATTTCAACAACTTTTTTATCTTTAGTTTTACGCATTTCATTAAGCTTGTGTTCAGGTATTCTTATATTACCTCTATTTATATCTATACGTCTACGTATACCACCTTTAATACGTTTACTAAAAAATGATTTTAATGTTTTTTCTATATCATCTGATTTTTCAAGTGTTTCCCAGTCTAGTCTGTCTACAGCTTTTGTTAAAGCCTCGCCACCACACTGTATAAAATCCATAATAGTTAATACTCCAGATGCTTGATCACTAGTTGAAAATTTTCTACCCATAGTTTCTACTAAAGGTAAAAACTTTACAATAAGTTCTTCTCTTGTGTATTCCTTATATGGTTTGTCTTCTGGCATAGAAGCTTTTAAGTCTTCTTTATACCGAATGTAGTTTGCTACACTATATTTTTTCATTTTCTTTTTTTGTTTCTAGCTTTTTTAAATTGCTTTATTTTATCTCTAATACCAAATACATTGGTACTAATTAAGTGTTCATATAGTTTTTTTCTCATATATTATATCTCTTGTTATTAACATTTCATCTTTATTCGCTACAGTGTATTTTTCACCTTCATAATAGTTCCAATAAGCAGTGATACTACAACCTGGAACTTTATATTGATCAGGCATAGCTTGTGGCGGTTCACAAAAAGCACCATCAGGTATATGTGCAGGCGGAACATTTAAAAACGTAGCACACTTATGTATTGTCATATGTGTTTTACCATATCTTTTTGTATACTCACTACCTAAAGCCATCATGTGTAAATATAACCATCTGTAGTTAGCTCTACATTGTCTAGTCCATATTGTTGATGGGTGATTTAAATGAGCTTGTTTGTATGGCACGTTTAATTTTTGTTCTGCATTACCATAAACATGATGTGCAGTACAAAGCATTTGCGCCGATTCTAGTATCATCTTTACAACATGCTTATTATATTGTACCTTTGCCGCAAGATATGGGCTCTGATGTAAATAAAATATGTTCATTTGTATCGTTTATGTTCTAGTCTATTATAATGTTTGTCTAATAAGAGGTTTGCTACCTCGTAACTTATCATATTGTCGTTGTATAGTTGCCATATTAATTTACTCATAATTTCTAATACATTTAAATAGCGGGTGTCTGTAACTACCTGCTTGTGTTCTTTGAAAATAGGTAAAGGTAGCACGCTGACCTATATAATCATTAATGTTAAGTAACATTTTTGATAGATCCTTGTAGCTGTAGCCTTTGCCCGGTGGACAACCGAACCGTACACCTTCGTCATCCATCATCAGAAACTTGCCAAGCGTGCCTGTCCTTTTGCCTTTACCTAGTTCATAACCTACAATAGTTGCTTCAGCATCACTGAAGTCTTTAAATTTCATTAGATCGTAAGATCTACCGTGTTTGTATAGACCGTCAAGTCTTATGATAGAGCCTTCGTAGCCCTGATCAAGAAACTCTTGATGTAATTCTCTAGCGTAATTGTAGCTATCAACTAACTTAGCAGGCACATACTTAATTTGCGCATCATATATGTCTGATGTTACAAGCATTTGCATACGAGTTTTGTAGCTGTCATACATAACGCCATCAAAATAATCATATACGTGAAACTGCACAAGATGTTGAGCATCTAGTCTATCATTTGCGGTAGGCTTTTGCTTACGAACTAATGAAATAATCTTTTCAAAGTCATTTTTAAGTTTATGATTGTACAACTCACCATCGAGTATAACATCTGGGTTTTTTTTAAAAAATGATATAAGTGCTAACTCAATATGAGCTAGATTTTTAAATTGTTTACCAGTACGAGAATATGCACCGTCTTTAGTAAACAGACAGCGGACGCCGTCAAGTTTAGGTTGTATGTACACAGGTTTAGACCAGTCAACTCTTGACTTATCAAACTTGTGTGCTAACATTGGTTTCATCATAGGTTATCAAGTTTTTTATTTATTTCTTTTATTTTTTCTTCTATTACTTTAGCTTTTTCATACTGTTCTTTGTCTTCGTATATAGCTAAAAGCGTTGTAAGTTTTGCCAATTCAGCAATAAGCTTTTCTTCTGTATCATCGTTTAAGTCAAACTTTGAATCAAAGAGGTCATTAAACGTGATGTCGCTGACCTCTTGATCCTCTAACTTAAAACTAAATTGACTATTTAACTTATCAACAACTAAATCTGCTACAAAAGTAGCAAATAAAATTTTTTCATCTTCAGTCATATTATCAATAAGTTATAATATTTTGTTTGTAATGTAATTCTTGTTTTAGACATGTAATAATATAATTATATTCATAATAAATATGAAATATTTATCTATGTATTACTATTGGGTTAGGATGTCTATAATCTTTTGAGCGTTAGCCCTAACTTTATTATATTTAGCTATATCTTCTTTTTGAGCTTTGTTAATTGATTCTCTAGAATCTCTTAAATCATCTTTATACCTAGTTTCACCATTAGCAAAATCAGTATATTCCATATCGTCCATATATCTAGATATAACTTTTTCAGGAGGTAGTACAAATACATTTCTATCATAATATCTGTCCCAACAACTTATCCATCTGTCTTTTTTACCAGTCCATATTATATACGTGTATTGATGGTCAATGTTATCTATATCATAATATAAATAACAACTATCATAATACATATCATGTACAAGTTTTGCTGCTAATCTTGCACCATCTTGTGATGGATTAGCGTGAAGCCAATTAGCAATTTGTACACCTTGCCATTCAGGATAACCATCGTGGTGCATATACATGTGTACATGACTGTGTTTAGTTACGCTAGCTGGATCACAAGCAAAGCCGAGACTACTATTTTCAGCATGCTTACGATCTACTACCATTATCATATTTCTTGTTGCCATAATTTAAATTTTAGTGGACGTGGCAGGATTCGAACCTGCGTTACTACCAACCATGGGATACCCTGGTGCGTAGTCTAACCAATTCACGCCCTTTGTTTAGTCTAGTAAGACCATATAAGCTTTAGGGTTTACAGTTCTAAACCAAGATAAAGCTTTTTGATGAGTGGTTACTAATTCATCGTCCCAACCTCTATGATCGCCGACGTAGTTAATACCCATTATCAAATCGTACATAGATAATTCACCAGCATTTAAGTCATAAGACTCACCGCTAAATGGATTTTCAACTGTACTACCTTCTTCGTATACCTCACCTTCAAACCAGTCAGGTAATGTGCTGTTAATTTTCTTCATAATATTCTTCTGTGTCTAATAATTCATTTTTTTTCTCATCATACAACTCGTCATATACATCTTGCCACCATTGTTCAAGTTCATAGTTAAAGTCATATTCCATGTCTGACCACAAGCAAGGATCTACCCACACATCAGAGCCGCTAGTTAATTCTTGCACTGCTTGATCTGACCATTCCGCGTAATCTTCGTAGTAATATCCATCTTGTGACACATAAGGTCTATCTTCATGAGTACACCAATATATATCGTAGCAATCAGCTGTTGATTCACTATATATTTTTAAAGTCCACTTGTTGTCTAAAAAATCACTACTGTTATCTAGTTTACCACCGTAATGTTCTTCGATATACTCTAATAGCCAAGGACCATCCGGCTCTTGCATGATGCCATCATTGTTTAAGTGTTCGATGATAATATCATCTGTTAATAATTCTGCCATATTTATTTATTTAAGTAATTTTTCTTTGCATATTCGTGTAAGAAGTTTAATCTAGCCAAACCTGACCAGATCTTAGCTCTTGACCACGTTGTAAATTTTTGAGTAACTAATTCAGTACCGTTAAGAAATACCCATCTTTTTTCACGCTTGTATTTAGGATTTAGTTGCCATATTCTATCACTGCTATCACATCTACGTACATAACCTGATTTATATGTTGCTAATAGTTGTCCTGTTGGTAATTTAAATTGACGTGTACCGTTGAGGTATTGTTTTTTCGTGGTAACTTCTACGATACCGTCTTCGTAAAGCATAGCTCGAGCGTATGCATTTTCTAGTCGTAATTGTTCTTGTCTCCATTTAGTCATTTGATTCGGGTTTTAAAAATTCTGTTCCATACATAATATCTGTACCGCTAACATCAAAACTGTGCTTGTCGGTAAACATTAGTATAGTTCTAATAGTATCTAGGTTTAAATCATACCAACCACCTGAAGCCATAAGTGTATACTTAAGTCTTTTAGCCGAATGGTATTTGTGCGAAGCCTGTCTAATCTTAATTTGATAATGAGGCTTTAGTTGTTGCCAAACGTTTTTCATAGTTTTTATTTTAATATATTATCAATTAGTGTTAATATTAAGTTTGTAAACGTGACATTTTGTCATAAAATTGACATATTGTCATATAGTTGCGGGAGTAGGAGTCGAACCTACGACCTCAAGGTTATGAGCCTTGCGAGCTACCACTGCTCTATCCCGCTAATATTA